CATACACCATCAAGCGTTTACGGTAGGAACGTCTCCTACTCTTATTGCAGAAATTCCAGAAGGAAACCCAAAAACATCAGTGTTTATCTATAACAATGATAATAGTGAGATCTTAGTTGGAGACTCAACTGTTGCAGTTTCTGGAGTAGACACTGGTCTACGTATCCCTAAACAGATAGTCTTTGAAATTGAATTAAACGCTGAGGATAAACTGTATGCGGTATCCGCAGCAGGAACTTCAGCAAACGCCGTAGTTACTCTGTTTTCTAGAGTGATCTAATGGCTAAGGTTAAGGCAGGCGGCGCTAAGCACGTTGTAAAGAAGAACAAGAAGGGCGAGGTCATTGTTGACCATGACGCCAGAGCTAAGGCTGGAAAGTACGATAAGATCAACCTTACTAAAAAAGCTGGGGCTAAGACAATCAAGGAAGGCATAAAAGCCACCAAAGATTGGCACAAGAAAAACCCCCACAAGAAAGGCAAATAATGGCTAAGAATCCATGCTGGGACGGATACGTCCAAGTGGGTATGAAGACTCAAAATGGCAAAAAAGTACCAAACTGTGTACCTGAAGGCAAGGGAAAAGACAAAGTCGCTAAACCTAAGAAAGGTAAAAAATAATGTGCGCTACCTGTGGCTGTGGTAAGCCTAAAGACAAGCACGGACAGAAGACCCTGGCCGCTGCCAATAAGAAGTACGGTAAGAAGTCTGACTCAAAGAGCAAGGCTAAGAAAGTCTCAGATGTACGAAAAAAGGGTATGTAAAAAAGAAGTAACGACTTAGGCCCCGAAAGGGGCCTTTTTCGTTTATTCTTGTTTTTGACGCCGGAGCAATCCGGAACCCTGCAGCTTGACCCCCGCACTTCTCCCTTTGGAGGTTTTAATGATTCCCCTACTCGATAGAATGGCTCGTGCTGAAACTGAAGCAGATAGAGAGCAATTCGTCCGCGGTGTTTTAGGTCTAGACAAATTCCACGCAGGCTCAATGGTAGCCGGTTGGATTGCAGGAAGTCTGATCTCTAAAGCCGTGGGCCGTAAATGAGATTATCAGAATCCTTAAAATACTCTATAGAGGCTGGCGCTAGGTTTGATTCCTTAGCCACTACTCAATCACTTAGAGAATACTGCCTGGCGAATGGCTGGCCCGCAGAGATTTCCAATAACTTTTCTGTAATAAACAATGGGTCTGAGCACACTATCTATTACCCACCATACCTTGGTGCTAGAGTGATAGACCTTGAATACACCCCGGAGACCCCTACCTTTGGAACTCTTCGTAAGTTTTTAGATCAAATAAACGATGCCCCCTTTGTTGAAGGAATGCTGGAGGCTATGTTCTAATGCCATTTATTATTAATGAAGATAAAGCTATCAAAACTATGCTTACAGGGATAACTGTATCCGATAGTGGAAATCCTGCTCGTCCTGTAGGCGTGTGGTTTGGACAACCTGACCTTGAAATTAGAGCTCAGTCCTACCCCTACATCACAATAGATTTTCTTGGGTATAACGAAGACTTTGCAAGAGCTCATCGTGGAGAAATTACAATGCCGTACTTTCCAGAGGGTGTAGACACCACGGAACAGTACGTAACTGAATTTCCGATCCCTGTATACTTAGATTATCAAATAACTACCTGGGCACGCCAGCCTAGACATGATCGACAGATAATCTCAGCAATGGCACTTGGTCAACGTATCCCATTACGTTTTGGCCTACTAGTTGTCCCAGAAGACATGACGGTACGCCGTCTAGACTTTTTGGGGTTTATAAAAAAAGACACTACAGACGAAAACGGTAAACGTCTATTCTCTAATGCTTACACCATTAGAGTTAGCGCTGAGATTTTGCCTAGAGTTCTTGAACAGATCGTCCCCGTACAAAATACTAACGTCTCGCTCAATAGCCAGCCTACAGAATTTACTAACATATCTATATAACTCGGCACCCTAAGAATATCAACCAACCCTAAGGAGTAAAACAGATGGCTACATACAGCCGGCCAGGAGTCTTCATTAATGAAGTCTCTCTGCCTCAATCCATTGAATCTGCCAACAACGGTTCGTCTCGCGGCGCATTTGTTGGTCAGTTTGCAAAAGGACCTACAACAGATCCAGCATTCATTACAAGCTGGTACGAGTTTGGAAAGACTTTTGGAAACTTGTCAGATTTACACCCAGCAAGCTGGGCTCTCTATGCCTTTTTCGCTAATGGCGGACGTCAGGTATACGTAAAGCGTGTCGTAGGTGCAGGTGCTGCAGCAGCATCCGTAACCCTCCTAGACCGTGCAGCAACACCAGTCCCTACCCTAACTATTAGCGCTGCTAATCCAGGTCTATGGGGAAATGCTCTAAAGGCAGAAGTTACTTCTGCTTCTACTACAACTTTTAACTTAGTCATCTCTGATGCAAATGGCGTTGTAGAACAGTTCTCTGATCTAAGCATGTCTACTACAAGTACACGCTATGTAGTGTCGTATGTTAACTCAACGTCCTCTGCTGTACGAGTAACTAGCTTAAACTCAACAACAGCTGCTCCAAACAATCAACCAGCAGTAGATGGACAAAAGTCCTTCACTGGAGGGTCAGAAGGCGCAGCCCCTAATAGAGCAGCTTATCAAGCAGCACTAACCACTTTTGATGCAATCACTTCTCCATTGTTAATTAACAATGCTGACGCAGCGTATGCATTTGCCTCAGGCGGAACTACTCTTGCTCGTTCAGCAGCAATTGCTTTACAAGGAGATGTAGCAGCCTACGCTGAAGCTCGTGGAGATGCTTTTGCTATTATCGATCCTCCTGCAGGTCTAACAGCTGCTGAAGCAATTACATATGCCTCAGAAGTTAAGGCAGCCTTTGCAGCTTCTGGTGATGGTGGAAACACCGCAACTTACTACCCATGGGTAGCAGTTCCAGATCAGCTAAGTGCAGCTACTTCAGCAACTCGTATTCTACCTCCAGGTCCAGCAGCTATCGGTAAGTTCCTAGAAACTGATGCTTCTCGAGGCGTGTTTAAGGCTCCAGCAGGCTTTGGTACAAGAGTTGCAAATGCAGTAGCTCTAGAGCGTAGTTTAACAAATACAGAGCTAGACTCACTAAACTCAGCCGCAGCACCAGTAAACGCTATTCGTAACGTTCCAGGTGCAGGTATTGTAATTATGGGTGCTCGCACACTTAATAACACTCCGGGTGAGCGCTACATTAACGTTCGTAGATCAATGATTTTCTTAAAGAAAGAACTTACCAACCGCAGTGAGTTTGCCGTCTTTGAGAATAACAGTGAACTTCTCTGGAACAGAATTCGCACATCTCTAGGCAATTTCTTGCGCGATTACTGGTCACAGGGTGGTCTACGTGGAACTACGCCATCACAGGCATTCTATGTTCGCTGCGATGCGTCAAATAACAGTCCACAACAGATTCTTAGCGGAACTGTAAATATAGAAATTGGTGTGGCTGTAGAATATCCAGCGGAATTTATTGTGATCAGCATTGGGCAGATCACCGGAAGCGCTTCGGCGTAAGGAGATAAAATAACATGCCAAACGCATTTACTAACATACTGTCTACATTAGCTACTGATCCAGTACGTAATTTTCGGTTCCTGGTTCAGTTTTTGCCACCAACTGATGCAGCAACCCCTACATGGGCTTTTGATGCCAAAATGGGATTCACATCTGTTTCAGGACTAACTGTAGCCACAGAGTCTATTCAATACCGAGAGGGTGGGTACAACACAACTGTGCACCAGCTTCCTGGTCAAACTTCATTCAGCCCGGTTACTTTTAGTCGCGGTGTGATGCTAGCAAATTCACAAAACTACCAATGGATGCGTCGTCTGTTCTCAGTGATCAGCTCAGGTGCAACTGCGGGTGTTGGTGCAGATTTCCGCTGTGATATTGATATCTCAGTACTGAGCCACCCAAATGCTAAGGGTCTTACCGTACAAGCACCAGCAGGTACTGCAGCCAGTGGAGACGCAGAACCACACGTGTCTTTGCGATTCCGCCTATACAACGCGTGGATCACTAACCTTTCCTACAGTAACTTGGATGCCGGCGGTAACAGCCTAATGGTGGAAGAAATGACTGTAGTTCACGAAGGCTTTGATGCAAAGTACGCAGAAAACTACACAGCTTCAGCAGGAGTATTTGGCACAACTCCAACTAGCTCCGAAAACACAAATCAATAACTAACAAAGGGTGTATAACATGACTACAAGCACTATAACTGCCGCAGAAAATCCGGCATTGGCAAATAAGCTAGCTCAAGAAGCAACACAGATAATTGTCGAAGAGGTGGTGGGGTCTACTCCTATGATTACGATCCCATCACTTCCCGACACAAACATAGAGCTTCCTGGAGGATTCTATGATCCTCTAGAGGACACTCTAGTGACTACAGCTGAAGTTAAAGAACTAACTGGTGCTGACGAAGAGGATATTGTTCGCATCACTGAAACTGGAAAAGCTCTAATGGCTATTCTACAAAAAGGCACTGTGTCTGTTGGCGGTAAGCCAGCAGATAAAGACACCCTAGAATTGCTTTTAGCGGGAGATAGAGAAGCTCTGCTTCTAGGCATTAGATGCGCTACCTTCGGTACAGAGATCGAGCTAACCGACGTTGTTTGCAGCAGATGTCCAGAACTACAAACTATGACTATTGATCTTAAAAAAGACGTAAAGACTCAGGTTCTAGAAGACAGAATTAACGACCGTACTTTTGTTCTAGACTTGAAGGTAGGAAAAGTAAAAGTAACTCTTCCTACAGGTAACACTCAGAATAAGCTAGTTAACGCACCAAATAAGAATAATGCTGAGTTAGATACTCTGCTTTTAAGTAACTGCGTACTAGAAATTAACGATGTACAGATACTCGGTCAGGCTCCAATTCGCAACCTTGGTATACAAGATCGTAGAACAATCCTAGAAGAGATTGCAAAACGCAATCCAGGTCCATTATTGAATGAAGTAAAGAAGGCTTGCAACACGTGTGGCCAGGAGGTAGAACTGCCATTAACACTGGCAGACTTGTTTCGCGCATGAGACAAGCTACCAAATGCTCATTGACTCTTACGATACGCTAGCTCAATTTTATCCGGGCTGGTCTTTAACAGAGTTACGAAATTTGTCGGTAAGAGAACGGTTAGTTTTCTTATCTAAAGCATCTACACGATCTAAGGTGGTGAATTAAAAATGGCTGAAAAAGACCCTAAGGGATCCTTGGGACAAGAAGCCCTGGGACAAACGGGCAAAAAAGCCGTTGAAGGAATTTTTGAGGCTCTTGAAAAGGGCCAAGACAAAGCTATTAAAAAAGCCACTGTTTTTGAAAAAACTTACGAACGTGCGCTTAAGCACATTGATAAGTCCGCCAAGATTCAATCAGGTAACTCTTCTGGTAGCTCACTTGGTTTAGGTTCTATGGGTCCAGGTGCCCTATCACTACAGAACGGTACTTACGGCCAAGGCGGCGGTATGAGCGGCGGCCAGATTGCCGGAAGAGTAGCGCTTGGACTGGGTGCTGCAGCTTATGGAATTTTACCTAGTACCACAACTGCTGTTGGTCAAAGACTTGCGGCAGAACAGATTGCTATGTACTCCAGAGGTTCTGGTGGAGCAAGAAACGTAATTACTAGCGCTAACGCAGCAGTAGGTCGTGGAAATGCTACTAGTGCTATGGGCCCTACTTTAGCTGCCGGACAAGTTCTTTCTCAAGGTGGTTACAGTCAAAACTCAATAAGCTCTAGAAACATCATGTCACAGCTTGGTGGTATGAGCGCT